CTTATGAATATGGAAATCAAATGCCAAAACGAGATGATTTCATGTCTATAGGTGGACCAGGTGGCGGCCAAGCAGATCCATTAAGTCCCATTTACAGTCCATCACCAGGCTTAATGCCTACAAAACCAGATATGTTACCTAATCTTGCAACAGGAGTGATGGAGCCTGTAGGTCAACCAATGCCTCAATTACCGCAAGGTCCACAACCAATACCTCAAGTACCACCACAACCAATAGTTCCACCCATGAGAGAAGTACCGCCAGAGGACTTTGGTTTTGGACCAGGTATAAGACGTTCAGAAGATTTCTTTAGAGGAGAAGATTTGGTTATGCCGCCAATGGCACCACCTAAACCTTTAGGAGAGGATGTCCCACCTATGCCTATGGAAAATATAATTAGGGCTAATGATCCTGCAATAATGCCAATGCCATCAAAAATGCCTATGTTACCTGAGCCTATGCCCATGCCTAGCCCTATGCCCATAAGACCTAGAATGCCTATGCCTGGGCCTATAGCAACACCCATGCCTATGGCACCAACAAATTTACAATTACCACAAATAGAAACACAAATGCCAATGATGTCTTTAGACAGAGGAATAGGATCGTTTAAGACACTTGTATAGTTAAAATTAGGAGAGAGCTAATTGGATGGTATTAAACTAGCAGAGTATTTTTTTAAAACTCTGCGAGAAAGAGAGAGAAACGCTGTTGACATTATTGCTGGTGGCAATATAAAATCAATGGAAGATTACAAATATGTTATGGGAGAGTTATCGGCGATTCGCTCCCTACAACAAGATTTAAAAGAAACGCTGCAAATGGATGACATCGATGGTTGAGAAAGTCGCAGAAAAAACACAATTTGAAAAACATAAAGAACAAATTGCAAAAGAGAAAGCAGAAGAGTCCTCAGAACTAGATAAAGCTTTCGTAAAATCAGAAGAAAGGGTATTAGATCCTAAACTACTAGACAAATCACTACTTGACAGAATGCCTGATCCTGTTGGATGGCGGATACTCGTATTGCCATACAGAGGTAAAGGTCAAACTGACGGCGGTATTCAGCTAGTTAAAGAAACCGTAGACAGAGAAGCTTTAGCTACAGTAATCTGCTACGTTTTAAAGGTAGGCCCTTTAGCTTATAAAGATAATAAATTTGGTCAGCCAGATACAAGATCTGCTTGGTGTAAACAAGGAGATTGGATTTTGATTGGCAGATACGCAGGAACTCGTTTCAGATTAGAAGATGATAACGAAGTTCGTATTATTAACGATGATGAAGTGATTGCAACAATCCTTGATCCAGATGACATAAAATCTTTATAGGAGTAAAGAATGAGCGAAGAAGCACAAAACATAGACGTTGAGATAACGGAAGAAAAAATAGAAAAAGCAGCACTTCCTGAAAATAGAAGAGTTGAAGAAGAAGTACAGGATACTCCTGTAGAGGTAGAGGTTAATCAAGATGTAGCACCTGTATCTGAAGATGAAATACAAGAAGACTTTGAGGCATCACCTAAAGTAGAAGAAAAAGTAAAAGATCAATCAGATGTAGAAAAAAGAGCAGCATTAGCACAAAACAGAATAAACAAAGCTGTGGCACAAGCTAAAGAGTTTCAAAGAAGAGAGCTTATGGCTGTTCAATACGCTAATGAACTTAGAGAACAAAACGAACAATTAAGACATTCTCAGAAAGCTTTTCAATCTAATTACGGTGATGAGTTTTCAAATAGAGTTGAGTCTCAATTAGCATTATCAAAACAAGCTTTAAAACAAGCTACTGAAGCTGGAGATGCAGAAGCCATAGCAACTGCAACCGAAGCTTTAAGCATGGCAACAGCAGATAAGGCTAGACATGAGCAGTATCAACAACAGCAAAAACAATACGAGGCTCAAGAACAAGCTTACTTAGAACAGGCTAAACAGCAACAATATCAACAGCCACAGCCTATTCAAGAAGAATATGATCAGCCCTCTGACAAAGCTAGAGAGTGGGCTCAAAGAAATACTTGGTTTGGAACAGACGATGTTGCAACCAGTGTTGCCTTTGCAGTTCACAAACAATTAGAGAACGAAGGCTTTGACACTGAGAGTGATGCATACTATAGTGAGATAGATAAACGAGTGCGACAAGAGTTGCCTCACAAGTTTAACGTGGAAGCGAACAAAAAACCCGTCCAAACAGTCGCTTCAGCCACACGCAACACATCGACTGGACGCAAACAAAATCGTATCGAGTTGACACCGAGCGAACAAGCACTAGCTAAAAAACTTGGAGTGTCATTTAAAGATTACGCAATACAAAAAGCGAGGTTACAAAAATCATGAGCGAAATAGATAATAAAACTGAAGATAACAGAGCTACTAGAAACTCTGACACTAGAGAGACAAACACTAGGCCAAAAGCCTGGAAGATGCCTTCAGCGTTAGAATTACCAGAGGAAGCTGTAGAATTAGCTAAATCACAAGGTATTTCTTATCGTTGGGTTAGAGAATCTGTATTAGGCCAAGATGACAAAACGAATGTCTCAAAAAGATTTCGTGAAGGATTCGAGGTTGTTAAACCAGATGAGTTACCTGGATACCATGATTTACCTACTGTCGATGACGGTCGTCACGCAGGAGTAATTGGAGTTGGTGGGTTGATACTGTGCAAAATAGATAAAGAAATCGCAGATCAAAGAAATGACTTTTTTGAACAACAAACCAATAATCAAATGACTGCTGTTGAGAATGACCTAATGCGTGAAGAGAATCCCTCAATGCCAATCTCAAAAGAGATTAAATCAAGGGTGACTTTTGGTGGAGGTAGCAAAGGATAACTTTGTGAACTCTGAAATTATAATTATTTTATAGGAGAAACAAAAATGGCAAATCAAGATGCTGCTTTTGGAATGAAGCCTGTAAGAATGATGGGTGGTTCACCTTATACTGGTGGACAAAGTCGTTATAGAATAGCTGCAAACTACGGAACAAGTATCTTCCAAGGAGATATGGTAATGCAAGTAACTGGAGGCGGTATTGAAGTACACGCTGACGGTGGCACAGTTCCTGTTGTTGGAGTATTCAATGGATGTTCTTACACCGATCCGACTACAAGCGAACAAGTATTTAGTAATTACTATCCTGCAAGCACTAATGCTTCAGATATAATTGCTTTTATAATCGATGATCCTAACGTGGTCTTCGAGGTACAAGCAGACGACACTTTCCCAGTGGCTGATCTGTTTGGAAACTTTGACATTGTTTACACAAGTTCAGGTAGTACCGTCACAGGTATTTCAGGAGCTGAGTTAGATGTCACAACAGGTGCAACTTCAACAAATTTACCGCTAAAAGCGATTGATATTTCAGGAGATCCTGAAAATTCAGACGTTGCTACGGCAAATACAAACGTTTTAGTTGTTATTCAAAATCATATCTGCGGCATAAAAGGTGCAGGTCTAGCTTAATAAGGAGTATAAATTATGGCTATTTCAAGAGCTCAATTAGCGAAAGAATTAGAGCCTGGGTTGAATGCCTTATTTGGCATGGAATACAACAGGTATGAACAACAACATGCAGAAATATTTGAGACAGAAGCATCAGATAGAGCATTTGAAGAAGAAACCTTAATAGTAGGTTTCGGTAACGCAAAAGTAAAATCAGAAGGACAAAGCGTGGCATTTGACCAAGCATCTGAAGGTTTTACTGCAAGGTACTCACATGAGACCATTGCGTTAGCATTTGCATTAACTGAAGAAGCTATCGAAGATAATCTGTATGATAGATTAGGAGCCCGATACACAAAGGCTTTAGCAAGATCAATGGCACACACAAAGCAAGTAAAAGCTGCGTCTGTGCTTAATAACGCATTCTCATCAAGCTTCACTGGAGGAGATGGTGTTGCTTTAGTGAGTGATTCTCACCCTTTAACAGGTGGCGGAACATTCTCAAACAGACCAAGCACTTACACTGACTTGAATGAGACTTCATTAGAAGATGCACTTATTTCAGTTTCAACTTTTGTTGATGACAGAAATATGGTTATTGCTTTACAAGGAACTAAGTTAATCGTTCCACCACAATTACAATTCGTGGTTGATAGATTGCTACAAACACCTGGTAGAGTGAGCACATCAGATAATGACATCAATGCTATTAAGAACATGGGCATGGTACCAGAGGGTTATTCTGTAAATAACTTCTTAACAGATACCGATGCTTGGTTCTTATTAACAGATTGTCCTGACGGATTCAAACACTTCGAGAGATCACCTCTTTCAACTTCTATGGAAGGTGACTTTGATACTGGCAATGTCAGATTCAAAGCTAGAGAAAGATACTCATTTGGATTTTCAAATCCAAGAGCAGTGTTTGCATCTCAAGGTGCATAATCTCTGTTGATTATCTAAGGGAGCTTCGGCTCCCTTTTTTTTTGGATAAAACTAATATACAATCAAAAGTCTAGGGTTTATTAACTTGTTCTATTAACTGACCTAGCAGACAAGCCAAGATAATAGAACTTATTTTTCGGGAGAAAAATTATGGCACAATCGACTTTTAGTGGACCAGTTAAATCACTAGCTGGATTCATCTCAGCAGGTAACGCATCAGTAGTTAGCCTAACAGCAGATACTACTCTTACAGTTGCTGCTCACGCTGGAAAAATATTAACTTGTAATGATGCAGATGGTAAGTTTACTTTGCCTAGCATTGTAACTACTACTCCATCAACAAATGAAGATCCTAACCAATTAAACAACTTAGGTGCTTCTTTCTTCTTTGTAGTTGAAACAGCAGCTACAGATATGGATATTAAAACTGATGGCACTGATAAATTCGTTGGTGGTTTATATACAGGTGTAGATGACAATACAGGTAAAACATTTATATCTGGTGCTTCAAATGATGTTATTACTTTGAATGGCTCTACCAAAGGCGGATTAGCTGGTAGTATTATCAAAGTAACTGCTATGGCCTCAGCTAAATATGCAGTAGAAGGTATTACACTAGGTTCAGGAACTTTAGTAACACCATTTGCTGACGCATAAGGAGTAGCTCATGGCAGATACAGTAACTTCTCAAACTATTCATGATAGTGACAGAGTAGCGATATTAAAGTTTACTAATGAATCTGACGGAACAGGTGAATCTTCTGTTAAAAAAGTTGATGTTTCAGCTTTAGCTAAAAACAATTTAGGTGAGTCTTGCAGTAGAGTTTCTATATCACGTATATACTGGGCAACCAGAGGTATGGGTGTAGACATAGAGTTTGATGCGAGCACTAATGTTTTAGCAATACCATTACCAGCAGATAGCACAGGAGATGAATACTATGATTTATTTTCTGGCATACCTAATAATGCAGGATCTGGTATAACTGGAGATATTGACTTTACAACAGTAGGTCACTCAAGTGGTGACGCTTACTCTGTTATTTTAGTTTTAAACAAAAGCTATTAATGAATGGTTGTAAAAAGAAGAAAAACTAAAAATATACGTAGGACAGTTGGTAAGGGCGGTAACTTCCGCCCTACCAAGTCTGGTGCAGGCATGACTAAAAAAGGTGTGCGTGCGTATAGAAAAAAAAATCCAGGTAGTAAACTTAAAACAGCAGTAACAGGTATAGTTAAAAAAGGTAGTAGGGCTGCGAAACGTAGAAAATCTTATTGTGCTAGATCACTAGGACAACTCAAACGCAGTTCAGCTAAAACAAGAAACAATCCTAATTCAAGAATTAGACAAGCAAGAAGAAGGTGGAAATGTTAAGAAAAATAAAAAAAGTATCAAGACAACTTAACAAAGCATCTAAATTACACAAAAGACAATCAAACGTTTTAAAAAAATTAGTTAAAAATGCCCAAAAAAAAAGATCCAAAAGTAGGAACAGGAAAAAAACCAAAAGGTAGTGATAGAAGACTATACACAGATGAAAACCCAAAGGATACTGTTTCAATTAAATATGCAACTGTTCAAGATGCTAGAGATACGGTTGCTAAAGTAAAACGAACTAGAAAACCTTTTGCAAGATTAATACAAATATTAACTGTAGGAGAGCAACGATCTAGGTATGGAGGCAAACCAAAGCAAGCTGAAATATTTAGAAGAGGCAAAGATGCGATCAGAAAAAAACATGGTAGAATCAAATAATGTATCCTATTTATAACAAATTTTATTACAAACCTTTACCAGACTGTATTGAAGT